AGCATCATTAGGTGCGCTATGGGCTACAGCCGCTCTAGTAGCTTCATGCCCTGATAGGAACACATGGTTCTCAAATACGTCTACAAGCGCAGGAGCATTAAGTGCCTGATCTCCACCAGCCGTGTTGTTAGCTGCGTCATATCCTCCAGCGTGTGAAGACTTTATTTCTTTCCAATTAGCACCATTAAATACGATGGCAGGATTTACTCCATCAACAAATATAATGTGGTTACCTGTACCAAAGTTAAATACGGCATGACGTAACTTGCTTACCGTAAGCCCGTTGAGGGTCATTGGTCTGGTAACGGAATGATCTAGAGTAAACTTACGCCAGCCAATGTAGGCGGTGTAGTAATAGAAGCTATAATCTGTGCCACCAGCATCTTGCCGTGCTGCAATGATCTTAGTGGAATTAGTTACATCGTCTTTAAAAATAGCTAGGCCAAGTACTTTACCCTGACCTGTTGTCTGACCTGCTACGGTTACCTCTCCGTAGTCACTATCATAATCATCGTACCCCTCAATACGACGATAGCCCCCGAAGAGGCCTGGTTCGTAGTTAACTAATCGTGTTGCTGCGCCAGGACTGTTGTCCGAAAGATCTAAGTGATTTTCGTTAGAGTTCAGGCCACCGCCACAGATTACTTTTAGGGATTGTATCTGGTCAGGCATCTAGAATTTTATCCTAGTATCTCTGATAGAGACATTGTTATTTATGTAGAGGGTTTGGAGATCCTTGATGCCTTTCTCAAACGATATAAAGGCAGCTTGGGCAGACTCCATGTTATCTTTAAACATATACATGTGATAAAGCGCACCATCGATTAAAACGGTGTCGTAGCTTTCGGGTATGCGGGTGACATCAGTTGCATTCGTGATGTCAGAATAATTCATAAAATAGCGAAACTTTAGGGTATACGCTTTGTTGGGTGAAGGGCTAACCCCATAGCCGTTACCATGAGCAGGGAATATATACTCAGGCATATCTCTGCCTGTAACTCCCGCTGTATAGTCGGCATCACGATGATCAGAGTACCATTCATCCTGTTCGATGAATTTAAGAGTTTTATACCCCGCACCTAGATTGTCGTTTGCTTGGATTTGAAAGCTGTTCCAATCAGCTACTTTAAAATACTGAGGCCAAGTATATTCTGTTTGCCCTACAATTAAAGTATCAGTTTCTTCCGCAGCATTAAAAGGCCAACCAAACTCTGCCTGATTGATCTTAGCTACCGCTGCTTTAACGGCGTCTTTAACAAGTGCCTGAACGCCACGGGCTGAACTAAAGTCAGCTTCCGCAATCTCCACCTCATTTAAGCGGCGAAGGGTTTGGTTACAAAGATCGATATAAGTAGTGGGCATAATTTAACCTTAATAAAGTGAGGGGCAAGTACTTGACCTGCCCCCCAAGTAAAGCTATGCTAGGTTATAGTTCGCAGTGAACAAGGCTTCGGGCCTTAATACCTTGCGCCCATATAATTGCATGCCCCGGACCACATCACTAAAGGTATCTGGAGAACGGAATGTCTCCACCTTGGCGATCTGATCAGCTACTGCTACAGCACTATCGTGACCTGCTACCATCACTCCGAAGTTTGTTTCGGAACCCGCAGAAGCGGTAGTGTCGAGGTTGCCAACGTAAGGCAAATTGTTTGACACATAGATAGTGAAGTTACGGATCTTAGCTGGAAGCTTGCCGTTACGGATTTCATCCGAACCACCGAAATCAGCATTAATCAATTTGGAATCTTCGTCCATAAGGATTTCTGCTAGAATTGGTGAGATACACGCCCATCTCCCATCCGTAGCTACGTTGGCCTCATCCATCTTACGATTGATGCGGTTCAAAATAGCTAACGGTGAAGTAATAGCACCTGCTCCACCGCCAGCGGCGATTGGAATAGATGTTACTTCGCTAGCTACACCCAAGTCAGAACCACCAAAATCAGTGATATCCAGCTTGTTTGCAGCAAGCAATTCGTCCGTACCAGCATTCACATTTGCAACAGAACCAGAGGTGGTTGTGTTCCGTACCCATGCACCTGGAGTTTTCCAACCAGACATGTAGCCCAAAACTTCCGCATCAAACGCATCACGAAGATCATAACCAGCACGATCAGATGCTAAGTCCATGAAATTTATATGCGAATGCGCCTGTTCTATATCTGCCAATGTGAACTGGAAGTAGTTCGCTTTATCTACAACCATAGTGAAATCGGTATCTGTGAGATCCTGTGTTGCCAGCGTAGTACCACGCTCAAGAGCGTTGATAGTGATCGTGGGTTCACGGATAATTTTCACTGAATCTCCGTGCGAAGCGATCTCGCCGCTGTAATCAGTGTTAGTTACAGCTTCGACCACAGAACTTTTGCGGAAAGCAAGCTGTGCTTTTTTGCTGTAAATGATAGGCGAGAAGCCGCCTGAGTTTAAGTTAGTATAGCCAGAGGCCTGTGGAAATGCCATGTTGTTCTCCTTTTGGAATGGCAGGGCAAAACGCCCGAACAAACCCGAAGAGGACAATTTGGTGGCAGTGATATATGAGGGTGCGAGTGCCTGATTAGTTGCAGCTAACAAGCAGACGGGCCTCACCACACTGGTGGACTAAACGTCAGAATTCTTGGGAAATAGGCAGAACTAGAGGTAGACCTTTCGGTGGCTCCATTCTGTGATTTGAGAGATCAACTCTCAGAGGATATGTCTACTTACAAACGTATCTTCAAAGAGTTGTGGGTAGCAGTTATTGTCCTGCTACTCACGTTTATTATAACACTTAACTATTTACTTTGCAAGCTATCTAGCAGCGCCTGTTCGATCATAGGTAAAACTACCATTCCGAACTGCTTCCTTAATAGCTTCTTCGTTTTTAGAAAACTCTGAGTCAGTCATAGCTTCGATCTGACTTTCAGAAAACGTACCACGTTGCTGCGTACTAGGTGCGGAACTAGAGGTACGTCCTACTGCCTGTGCAGCCGACTTGCTCTTAGTCTTACGCTTGCCAGTATCAGCCTTATATAAGTCAATGGCACGGGCTGCTTCATTTGCATTGGTGTTGTTCTTGTATAGGGCATCCTGAATATACTTTGGCTGCATAGAAACCCATTCGTGAAAAGAAGGGTCTTGCCTAATCTGATTAAAGTCAGGATGAAGCTGTACAAGCTGTTGCTCTGCTTCTTTTCGGGTGAGTTTAGTTTCAAGCTGGCGTAATCCAGCCATCCGCTTTTCACCTTCAGCCAGTGCCTCTCCAGCACGTTTCCTAGCAATCGTGTCCACGATCTTTGCAACATCTGGGTACTTCTTAGACCACTGGTCAATCTCTTCATCCGTCTTAGGGAATCGAATCTGACCCTTTGCCGCTTTTTCAAGCTGCGCCTTCATCTGTGCAACTTCTTGATCTTTCTGTTGCAGGAGTTGATGAGAGTGCCGACGAAGATCACCATACCGTTTTTTATAGGTAGCATCTTCAGCATCAGTTGGCTCTGGGCCACCTGCCTGTGGTTGTTGCTGTTGTGCTAATTCTTCCGAATATGTAAGACCGTTATCGTCTTCTTCTACACGTCTATATTTTGCCATTTTTGCCTCATTGGGGGCCGCTCTTTGGCGGGTAGCCCGTTAGGACATGATCACCATTTTCTGTTTTTTGATCATGCCTGGTAGTTTGGATGTAGTGGGGTAGACCTCCTCGACTTCCTCATCATCATCCATCATGTCATCCACCTCAACGGCGGCGACTTCGATATCGACATCCTCTTCAGGAATATCGTCTTCTGCCTCAGTAACCTCTTCAGGTTCTTCAGCTTCCTCTTCACCTGCGTATTGAATAAGACCCATATCAAACATGCCCATGAGGCCCATTTCAGCCTCTGCTTGCATATCCATGATATGTTTAAGACCATGCCATTTGACCACGTTAGCGGGCAGAACGTATTCACCTTCGCTAATCATCGCCTCAATATCATCCCGTACATTCTCTGCACTGGAACCAATTGGAATAGGGTTACCTGATACGGGGTCTGACATCATGCCGCCGCAGGAACCATCACAGTCACCGCCGCAGTCGCATGGCATACCACCGTGATACATCTGCATCTTTTCATCATTCTCTGGATCATCCACGTTAGCTTTCTGAATAGCCTCTCCACGGGCTTCTTCGTAATCACTAAGCTTACCGTCTTTATCCAAGTCGGCTTTTTTCTGATCTAGTTGAAATCTATTATTAGCCATATCTAAGCCTTCCTG